AGTCACCGCTGCCGCCGCATCTACCGTTTCTCAACTTCTTGCAGAAACACCAAAAGAATTCGATCTAAGCGCCCAGCTACGGGGACAGCTTGTGTCGTCGCGCCAAGCTGCAGGCGATGCAATGGTTGTTTATGGGAAAACCCGAGTTGGTGGAACGATTGTTTACATGGAGACAACTGGAGCCAAGAATGAGACGCTTCATATGGCCATTGCCATGGTTGGCCATGAAATTGACAGCATTCAAAACGTATATGTTGCCGACGAGAAATTTGCGCTGACGCCGAGTGGAAATATTTACACGATCAACTACAAAGGCAGCACAACGGCTATCAACTTTGATTATGTAACCGGAAGCGCATCGCAATCAGCCATGGAGCTATTCGCAGGCACAACGGCGGCGGCATACCAATTCAAAGGCATCGCAACGCTTGGTGCGACTTTGGTGTTTGATGCTGACAAATTTCCACAAGGCCTGCCAAACATCACAGCAGAGATTCAAGGCAAGAAGGTCTACGACCCGCGAACAACAACAACGGCATACTCAACAAACGCCGCGCTTTGCATCCGCGATTACCTGACCGATGTTGATTACGGCTTTGGAGCCACGGCAGAAGAAATTGACGACGTTTCGTTTATTGAGGCTGCAGACGTATGCGATGAAGATGTGGCGCTGGCAGAAGGCGGCACAGAGAAGCGATACACCATCAACGGCGCTTTCAGCTCTGGCGAAAAACCAAAAGACGTTTTATCGAAGATGCTCACAGCCTGCGGTGGAAATCTTGCCTATATTGGCGGCAAGTGGACTTTAAAGGTGGCTGAGTACCGCACGCCTACCGTCACGATAACTGACAACGACTTGGTTGGCGCAATCTCTGTGCAGGGCTCACAGTCTCGACGTGATATTTTTAACGCGGTGAAGGGCACTTATTCGGAGCATGACGCGCTTTATCAGTTGAGCAGCTTCCCGCCTGTCACTAACTCGCTTTATGAGGCGCAGGACAAAGAAAAGATTTGGAAGGATATCCAATTCCCGTTCACCACATCCGTGGCCACTTGTCAGCGTTTGGCAAAAATTGACCTTGAGAAATCTCGCCAGCAAATCAGCGTGAACTTGTCGTGCAACCTAAAAGCCTTCCAGCTCCAGCCAGGCGACAACGTTTATCTTGATTTCAGCAGATATGGTTGGGACGCCAAGGTTTTCGAGGTGATCGACTGGTCGTTCTCGTTCACAAACTCAGACACAGGCTCTGCGCCAATCGTTAACCTGACATTGCGCGAGACAGCATCCGGTGTCTATGATTGGTCATCTGGCAACGAAACAATCGTTGACATTGCACCAAACACTAACCTGCCAGACCCGTTTGATGTGACGTCTCCAGGCGTTGCCACCACGGACGTTTTGGAAATCGCCGCTGAGACAGTTATCACAAAACTGGTGGTTGCCCTATCCGGTGAGGCATCTTTCCAAAATAGATACGAAGTGCAGGCCAAGATTTCAACGGCCACGGACTGGATTAATTTAGGCCAAGCCACGGGCTTAATTTTTGAGCTCTACAACGTTATTGATGGGGCGGTGTACAACGTCCGCGCGCGCTCAATCAACTCGCTTGGCGTGCGCTCAGAGTGGGCCACAGATAGCCATGAGGTTGTTGGCAAAACAGCGCCACCAGAGGACGTCACAGGCTTCTCAATCAACATCGTTGGCACGCAGGCTTATCTGACATGGAATCCCGTTGGCGACTTGGATTTGAGCCATTACCGCATCCGTCATTCTCGCGAGACAACAGGTGCCTTCTATTCGGATGCAATTGACCTCGTTGAAAAAGTGCCACGCCCTGGTGTTTTTGCTGTGGCTCCTGCTATGACTGGGACGTACTTCATCAAAGCGATTGACAAGCTCGGCAACGAAAGCCAAAACGTGGCCGAGATTGTGGCCATCATTGAGGACATAAAGGGCTTAAACGCTGTCGAGACAATTACAGAATCCCCATTGTTCATCGGTTCAAAAACTGAGTGCCATTTAAACGACGAAGGCTTTTTGGTTCTAGACACCTCCGTGGACTTTGACAGCGTTGCAGGCTTGTTTGATGACGTTGACGGTGACTTCGATGGTGGTGGCGGTACAACGTCAACCGAGGGCACCTATTATTTCGGCCAGACCGTTGATCTTGGCTCCGTATACACATCCCGCGTCACATCCAACATCACCGTTGGCCGTGTGGACTATGTGAATTTGTTTGATGACCCAACCGAGAATTTTGACGACCGCGCAGGCTTGTTTGACGGCGACCCAAACACCTATGGCGACACCAACGTCGAGTTCTATATTTCCACAACCGAAGACGACCCATCTGGCGCTCCCGTGTGGACGGATTACCGCCGTTTCTTCGTTGGCGATTACAAGGCGCGTGGGTTTAGGTTCAAAATTGTTTTGACGGCCCGCACGGGCGATTCAAGCCCAACCGTGTCGGCTTTGTCCATCACCGTTGATATGCCAGACCGCGTGACGTCAGGGAACGATTTAACTTCTGGCGCTGGTGCTTATGCTGTGACATTTAGCCCAGCGTTCAAAGCCACGCCAGCTATTGGCATTTCTGCTCAGAATTTGCAGCAGGGTGACTTCTATGAAATCGCCTCAAAATCTGCCACAGGCTTTACAATCACTTTCAAGAATTCTGGCGGGTCTGCCGTCAATCGCACGTTTGATTATGTCGCCAAGGGTTACGGCGAACTCGCAGCTTAAAGGAGCGCAAATTGTCTCAACATGACTTATCCATTGCCAACCAAGGCTTCCCTGCGTTTCGCTCTGACTTAAATGCCGCGCTCCAGGCGCTTGGCACGCAAAGCAGCGGGGCAACAGCGCCATCGACCACGTTTGCAAACATGCTTTGGTATGACACGGCAAACAACATCATTAAGATGCGCAACGAAGACAATGATGCGTGGATTTCATTGCTGACGCTTGATCAGTCAAGCGATATCGTTTCTGCTGTTGCTGCTACTCTTGCAACATTTGTAACTTTGAGCATTACTGGAAATGCAACGATTGGTGCTGATTCAACTAATACCTTTAATGTTGGAAATGGTGGAATTGTTAAAGATGCCAGTGGAAACGTAGGTATTGGCACTAGTTCGCCAACAGAAAAACTAGATGTTAATGGGACAGTAAAAGCTACAACATTCTCAGGGAGTGCTTCTGGTCTAACAGGAATTCCAGCCCCGTCAGCACTTACTACTGCATCTGGTTCCGCCCCAAGTTACTCTGCTCGCGCTTGGGTGAACTTCAACGGCACTGGCACTGTGGCGATTCGTGCGAGTGGGAACGTGTCAAGCATTACCGACAACGGTGTTGGCATCTATACAGTCAACTTCACCAATGCGATGCCCGATGTGAATTACAGTGCAGTGGCTTCCGGCGGTAAGTATTCAGGAGGCAACGACGGAAACAACTCAGTTGCAGTTGGAAGCGCCACCACGCCTCCTGCAACAACGTCGTGTCAAATTGCAAACTTCACATCAACAGTCGGAACGACAGACAACCCCAATATTTTCTTTGCAGCCTTCCGCTAATCAGGAGCAACCGTGACACAACGAATCATCTACCAAACAGACGAAGGCGGCGTAGCTGTCCTTATTCCTACACCAGAAGCTCTTGAGCTATATGGCATTGAAGCAATCGCATTGAAAGACGTACCCGCTGGTAAGCCATTCAAAATCGTGGACACCACAGATGTACCAAGTGACCGCACATTCCGTGCGGCTTGGGAAGTTGACGCTGCCACATTGACCGATGGTGTCGGCGCTGAATCAAACTCTTTTCCAGAGGTGACTGAATGATTACGATCAACGTCGACAAAGCTAAAACAATTGCGCACGACTTGCGACGTGCAGCACGCGCAGAAGAGTTCAAGCCTCTTGATGAAGTAATAATGAAGCAAATCCCCAACACAAACTTGCAAGCTGTTGAGGTTGAGCGTCAAGCCATCCGTGACAAGTACGCAGAGATGCAAGCGGCTATTGATGCCGCAACGACTACAGACGAAATCAAAGAGGTGCTTTCATGAGCAGCGCAAGAGAACTAGCCGAACTTGCGGGTAACACACCAGAGACTGCTGACGAGGTGAAGTAATGGCTACAGAGCATTCAACCGAAACCGTGGCGGCTGTTGTGACTAAAGTTGCTCCACCTGCGACTATTTCTCTTGCGACAGTTGCTGGCTACCAGGTCAGCGAGCTGGTGCTCTGGGCGACTTTGATTTACACCATTCTGATGATCGGGCATAAGTGCTATCAGATCGTCAAAGAAGTGAAGGCCGAGTGATGTGCCAATAGGTACTGCACTATTCGCCGCGACTACAGCGTTCCAGCTTGTCAAAGATGGCTGTGCGCTTTACAAAGAAGTCAAAGGCGTAGCAGGCAACGTAAAGCAGATCTACGACGAGATCAACGGTCAGTTCGCTGGCAAGAAAGTCTCGAAGGAGCAGGCCAAGAAGATTAAAGAGGAAAAGCAGCGAGTCGCGGTTGTTGCCGCTGCAAATCCTGATGAGGTTATTTTCAAAATTGGAGATAATCTTGGAGAAATGTTTGATGCGTTCGACAGGCTTGAAGCTATTTTCTGGGAGCAGGAGCGAGAGGCAAAGAAGGTTCAAGGCAAAGATGTCTCATTGAAGCGGATGGCTCTAAGACGCATTCTGATTCGCAATAAATTGCAGTCGATGCACCAAGATATCAAGCATCACATGATCTACGAATCGCCTCCTGAGCTTGGAGCTCTGTGGAGTCAGTTTGAAGAGATGAGGAATCAGATTGAATCTGAACAGGCTCTGGCCAGATCAATTCAAGAGCGTGATGAAGCGATTGCAAGCGCGAAGAGAGACAGAATGGTGCGTGACGCAAAAGAGAAGGCTTGGGAAGCTGGCGTCATGTTGTTTGGTTTGTTTTACCTATGGTGGTTGTGGTGGGCGCTAAAGAGGCAGGTCGGGTGGACGGGGTATTCCTAGCGCACATGCTTGTGATTGCTGTGCTTGCGCTCGTGCTTTATTTAGCCTATGTCGTTGTGCTTGACGCAATGATGATCAACGCAAAGTCAAAGGTTGAATTCAAAAGGAACGAAAAGTCTCGCGAGCAAGTAGAGGCTGCGCTGAAAGAATTGAAAGAACTCAAGGAAAGAAAATGAGATACGTTTTACTGATGATCGCGCTGGTCGCATCGGTTTTCATCTTTGGTGAAGATCGCTATCGCTACCCATGCCAGAACCCACGCAATTGGGACAATGCCGAGTGTAAGCCACCGATCTGCACAGTCGAAGGCACATGCCAAGACAGATTACTTCCACCTGAAATGTTACTGAAGGACGAAAAATGACATTCGCTGAAAAACTGAAAAAGATTCTTTGCATCATGCTTGGCATTGATGGCCAGCCATTCATTCCAGAAGAACGCATGACCGTCGAGCAGATCCAAGTGCGCGTGTGGGCAGTTGTGATTTTGACCATCGCATTCGTGTTCGCATCGACTGTTCTGATTGCGATCACGTCTCTGATCTTCACTATCCAGCCGATGCTGCGCATGGCCCCAATTGATGCCATCTTTGCAAAGCAGGTGAACGATGCGATGCTGCTTTCTGGTGGCGTGTTAGGTGGCGTTGCTGGTATGACATTCGTGAATGCTGGTGTGAACTACGTCTACAAGAAATTTACTGACGAAGCTACACCACCAGCCAAGGATGAGATAGATGCTGCGTAATCTAGGCATCTTCATCGCGTGCTTAGCTATGGCATTCTTTGCTGGCAAGTACGAAGAGCGACAAGCAATCAAGGCCGAAGTCGAGCGCATTGAATCTTCGATGCGCGATGAGGCCGCTGCCACCACGGCAAAACTTGAAAAGGAAAAGCGTGATGCTGAAATTAAAGTCAACCAGCTTCGTGCTGATGTCGCTTCTGGTGCTCTCAGGCTGTCAGTCCGTGCCAGTTGCTCTTCCGGAGCTGCCAGTGGGGATTCAGAAGCGCGAGCCGAACTTGACCCAAAGGTTGCTGACGACCTTATCGCCATCACAGCAGACGGCGACAAAGCCATTATCGAATTGAATTCGTGCATTGATTTTTACAACAACTTGAGGGCTATTAAATGACGCAATTAACACCGCACTTCACACTTGAAGAATTAACTCACACAGATCATCGCGAGTTGGACAACACGCCCACCACCAGTGAGCGTTGCATTATCGACGGCAAGGAGGTGATGGTCAATTCCTACGAGAACCTGCCACGCCTAGCCAACTTCCTTGAGCAGTTGAAAGTCATCTTGGGTGGCAAGCCCATCATGGTGAACAGCGCGTTTCGCTCTGAGGCTGTGAACACGGCTGTCGGCTCAAAGAACACCAGCGATCACCGTCGCGGTTGTGCTGCTGACATTCGTGTGCCTGGCATGACGCCTGACGAAGTGACCCGTGCCATCATCGCCAGCGAGCTGCCTTACCAGCAGGTGATTCGTGAGTTTGACCGATGGACACACGTGGCCATCACCACAAGCGAAAGCGACGTGCCCAAGAAGTCGAAGCTCATCATCGACAAATCAGGTACTCGCGCCTATTCTTAATCCTGCATCTCTCTGGCTATAAACCAGCAGAGAATCGCCACCACAAGGCCTGCTGATGCAAAAATCAACGCGATCAACGTCAGCAGGCTTTTTGCTTCCTCGCTCATTTCTTTTTCTTCTTTGTTGTGTTGGCGGTGCCAGCTTTGCTGTAGTACGTAATCTCAAGCGGTGCCAAACTGACGCGCTTTGTTTTTGGAAATGCTCTGATGGTGCTGACCGATTTGTCTGCGACCGAAACGCGTTGCACTTTGGAGCGTGCGGCGTACATGCGTCCGTTCTCTGCTTGCGTTGATTCGTTGCGCATCTTGGTCATGAACTCAGGCATGTGCGTTGCCACGTAGGCTGGATGGAATGCGTTTATGGTGGTTGTCATGATTTACTCTCTGTGGTTTCGTAGGTATGCAGCCGTGCTGGCTGCGGTGTCGCCGAATGGCATGCTTTCGAAGTCTTTGGCGGCTTGCTCTAGTGCACCATTCCAGCCTGATAGAAACACAAGCCATGCAGCGTCTGTTGGCTTTAATCCGAAATCGCCATAAAGTTTTTCGAACAACTGGCGGGCCGTCACTGTTGGCTCTGGTTGTTTACGGTATGGAATGGAAAGGCCTATAGAGAGACGGGTCATGTGTTACTCCTTAATGCCGTGGGCGGCTTCTACTTGGCGCACAAAGTCAACGCGACCATAGAAGTCACGGTCAATGACTTTGCGTGGCAGCGGCTTGCGCTGTGGTGGGGTAGTGTAGAGAGGCGTCAACCCGTCACCACGATAGCCATACAACGGCACGCTGCGAAGAATTAGTAGCGACGTTCCCTTGAGCTGGCGTAGCGCATCAGCAGGGATGTAGACGTCAGGCTCCTGCTCTGGCTGTGCCAAGGCTTCTTTGATGGTGGTGATGGATTCTCTGGTAAGCCGCACAGGTATGTAGCCATCCTTTTCGCAAATTTCCAACGCCTTAAGCGCCAACTTCAATGCTTCTGTTTGTGTTGTCATGTCTTACTCCTCTACGCCCGTGTCGGGCTGAATGTTGTGGGCGGCTTCGATTGCTCGAAAGGCTGCATCAGCAAGTTCTGTTTCAGAGTACGCGCCAAGCACACACTCCTTTGCAAACACCAGCAAAGGGTTCTCGTTTGTCATCGGCTTGCGTTGTTGTGGTGTGGTGTAGAGCAGCTTTTCTAAAAACCTTGATCCTTCGCAACTTGAACAGAAGTAGTTGTTGTCTTTTGGGTCATAACCATCGCCCCCGCAGTTGTCGCAGCGAACGTCATAAGCCACAGGCTTACTCTGCTCTTGCTTGGCTAGTGCTTCTTCTAGGGATTTGATGGCTTGCTCAACTTGGCTAGTTGTGCTTTTTTCTGCTGGTACTCTTGGGCCACCAAACACGGTCAACAGAGGTTCCATGTATCCGTGATAGGTTTTCAACGCCTCAAGCGCCAGCTTCAATGCTTCTGTTTGTGTTGTCATGTCAGCACTTCCTTTTCAAGCATTTTTACGGCTCGGCACAAATCATCATGCAAATAATCAGGGAGCATTTGCTTGTTTGAAAACCCCCAAGATTCCAAAGCCGACAATAATTTGATGATTTGCAATAATTGTTCTTTAGTCATTACATCGGGCTTTCAGGTAGTTGTGCGCGTTGTTGTTGCGCGTATTCTTTGATTTGCTTCTGTGTCCACGGCACTGCGCCAGTGGCTGGTGGAAATGGCCAGGTGTTCATTTTTGTGTCCGTTTCAGCTGCATTTCCGCAATCTGCTCGCGCGCTTCGCGGAAGTAGTCGATCTCGGTAATGGGTTGTTTTTTTGCGTAGATTTTTGGTCGCAGTTTGCGCACGCGAACACGCTTTAGAATTGACGGGTCTTGTGGCCACGCCACCGTTTGTACTAGTTGCGTCTTCATGGCGCGTCCTCGCGCTCAACCGGCTCCACACCGCTGCCGTGGCACTTGTAGC